GGTCTGGGTGGCGGCGACACTCACGGTGAGCTGGCGCGCTGCCAGCTCCAGGTTCGGCCCGACCAGCAGCCGCATGCCGTTGCCCACCGAGATCGGCAGCCCGTCCAGCGTCTTCTGCTTCATCACCGCGGCGCGGCCGAGGGCCAGGTTGGTGAGGTCGAGCGCGGTGCCGGCCGAGGCCTGGTTGGCGCGGGCGGCGCCGGTGGCGAACACCGCGGCATTGCCGGTGACCAGGGTCGGGCCGGAGCCGTTGGCGCTGTTCATCAGGGCGTAGGCGGTAGCGTTCTCGAAATCGGCAACGCGGCGGCCGATCATGGCCGCGAAGTCGGTGAAGGCGCCGAGATCGTCGTTGACCAGCATCTGGCGGGTGACGCGGATGCGTCGGGCGAAGGTGAGCAGGTTCACCAGTTCCTGGCTCTCGGACATGGTGCCGGCCTGGATCTCGCCGTTCTCGGAGAGCTGGACGAGGGTGGGGAAGTCGCCGACCCGCAGATGGCGATGCGGCTTGAAGTCGCGGAAGTCGCGGCGGAGGAAGAACTGCCGGTAGGTCGGGTTGGCCGGCTGGTAGGCGGCGAGCAGCATCTTGTTGGCGGCGGCCGAGAGCAGCAGCGGGAAGTCGCTGGTGGTGTGGAAGGCACGATCCGCCAGGGCGGCGGCACCGCGGGGGATATTGCGCTCGCCGCGGGCGCGCATCAGTTCGGCGACCATCTCGGAGGGACGCCAGTCCAGGAACTCGGCATGGCGGCCGCCAGTGGCACCACCGGGTGCCTGGTAGCCGGGCATGGCACGCACGGCGATGGCTTCGGCCATGGCGTCGCGGATGACGGCCGGGTCTTCGGCGGCGGGGCCGCTGTTCGGCGAGGCGGGCAGTGCCGGCGGGGTGGCGCCTTGCACCATGGCGTCCCACAGGGCGCCACGCAGGGCCTCGGGCGCCCAGCCCTCGGCGACGGCACGTTGGTGCAGGGCGTCGACGGTGGCCGGCGCCACCAGGGCGCGGCCGGCCTGGGCGACCGGACCGAGGGCGGCGATGCGGGCGCGTTCGGCGCGGATCACCTCGGCGGCGGCTTCGCCGGGCGGAACGGCGACCGTGCCACGATCGGCGTCAGCGGCAGGTGGCGGGTTGTTCGGCATGGTCGGAGCGCCCTCCTGGGCGGCTTGTGCGGGATTGCTGCGGGTGGGGGTGGCAGCCGGCGCGGACGGCGCCGGATCAGCAACCGGGGCAACCGGCGTCGTCTCGGGCATGGGAGTCTCCTGGGTGGTAGTGGGATTGGTTGGTGTGTCGAGGATCGGCAGGGTCGGCTCAACCGCCGTGGCGGGCGCGGTTGGATCGTCCGCGCCGCGCATCGCCGCGGCCGGATCGACCGGGATCGGCACGACGGAGATCTCGTAGGGCTCCCAATCGACGGCGCGGTGGACGATGCCGTCGGCGGGATCGGTGACCTGGTCGTAGCGATGCACGCGGTAGCCGACGCTGACGCTGCGCAGCGTGCCGTCGGCGACGCGCTGCCACAGCGGCTCGACATCTGCGGCAGCAGAGAACTGCAGCGTGGCGTGGCCGCGGCCCGCCTCGAGCTGGGCGGCGACGACCCGGCCGACCACGTCGCGCGCATCGGCCTTGCGGTGGGTGTTGAGCACCGGGGCGCTGCCGCTGCGCAGCCCGTCCATGCGGACGGCTGACGGCGACATGTCCAATTCCTCGGTGATCATGCCGAGCGGCGGCACGAAGTTGCGAGCCCGCGCTCCGGTCGACCAAACCACCTCGACGGTACGAGCGGCACGATCGACGGTGGCCGGGGCCGCGAGAGCGCGCGCCGCGGTCATGGTTGTCCCAGCGGTGGAACCACCGCCGTCATGCGGTATCGCCGGTGCGGGATTGCTCCCGCCCGGATCGATGGAATCGGTCATGAGTTTAGCTCTGCGGTTAGGGTTGACGACTTGCTTTTGTGCGGCGCGCTGTTTCGCGTCAGGAATATAGGTCGGGTTCCGAACCAACGTTGACCTTTACGGACTCCGCTCTAATGACCGAATCTGGCCGTAAGCGGAATGGCAAGGATAAGATGAGCGGGAACGCGAAGCTGCCGTCCAAGGTGGAAGCATGCTGTTCGTGGCCACCCTTTTTCATTGCGGAAGTTACCAAAATCTGTCAACGTACCCACTGTCAAACGCGGCATAAAGGCGATCGTATACGTCTTCCATAAACAAAATTTCGCTCGAAGGTGGAACGAAATGATTAGGCATATCGTGACCGCAAGCGTGTTTGCTGGGGTCGTCCTGGCTAACCTCCCCGCATCGGCGGCGGGAACGTATAGATTTTGCGAGGGCGAGTTGCAGGAGCGTGCTAAGGCACTTTGCCCCGGCAATTTCGATGCTTTTGTAAACTGCACGGAAATACAAAACAGAGCAAACATGTGGTGTAGCGCGCACGGCTCTTCTAAGCCAGCAAAGGTTACTCAGCTTCCAGGCACCGTAGGCGGCGGCCATTGCGGTTACGCCATATTCGAGGTTGCCTGCCAATAAGTCACTTTAGGTTATAAAACTTACCGCTTTAGCGATACGCCAGCCAGTATCAGTGTTGGCGTTTAGCCCGTCACCTTCGGGAGGCTTCCATGCCTACGCAGGCAGATTTGGCCACCATCGAAGCCGCGTTTGCACAGCAGTACGGGCTCGATTTGAACGGAATTCGCAGCGATGCGAAGCAGTTTACTGCGCTTATTGCATCGAATGCGCCAGATCCGCAATCTGTGAAGGGTGCTTGCTACACTTACGATGGCGCGCAAGCGATCGTCCCGGATCTCGAGACAATTGTCTTTTCCGATGTCCCGCAAGATGAACTGATAGGTGTACAGCGTGTCGAATTGAATTTCGATGAAACCTCTCAGTATCTTCAGGCCTGCCTAAAAATTCGACAGCAATACGGCGAGGTGGCGAGGCTGCGGAACGATACTCGGTTTAAGGGCGAAGAATTTGTAAGGCTCGACGCGGTGCATTTGGACGAGGTGGAAGCGGGCTTATATAAGCTAGCATGGTTGGAAGCTGCCGACGAGAAAATCGCGCTGGAGACGGCCCTCGCTCGGGCGACCGAGCAGGAGGCCCTTTGTGACGAAATGCTCCGAGCAGATGCGAAAGATCATAGGTACTCGGCCGTTCTGTCGGATGGCGCCTTGGATCTAAATGCAAAACAAAATGGAGCGATCACTAGGAATGTTGTCACCCGCGACTACGACGATATGGAAAGGACGGCGATCGCTACAAATGCGCACCGTAACAATATAGAGCAGGCCAGCTGGCGGCACGTTCTGGCTGGGGCAAACTCAAACGTCGCGCAGGTTCAGGCGAAGCTGCGCATAGCAAAAAGAAAGGAGGACTATTTTCGAAAGGACGTCGATTTTAGGACGCAGAGAGCCGCGATTAGCAGGCAGTTGGCGTGGCTACAGATTTATGAGCATTGCCGGATCGGATCGGAACTAAACTACAGCGAGAAATTGCAAAGGCTGAAGGCGTTGTTTGATCAGAACGTCCGATGTCTCGTTGAGCGCGTGCGCGCGTTAGATCGCGGTCTGAGTGAGATTTACGGATTAGCGGTCCCCTTCAGTGCACCCGATGTCGGCGGAATGATTGATGAGATAGCAATTTGGCTCGTTCACGCTGGAAATGCGCTGTCGAAATTCAAACGAACTCAGCGCACCACTATATCATCGATTTGGAGCGAAAAATTAATCCCAGGGGACTCTAAAGTAACAGGCTTCGACGTCTTTAATGGATCATTTACTGTAAGCGACGCGGACCTGCCAGCGCCGAAGGCTAAATTACGAGGCATAGGGTTCGAATTCACCGGCGACAACCGGAGGCCAATGACAGTGAGAGTCACGCCGCCTCAAGGAGCGATCATTGCCGGCGGCTCCGAGTGGCTGACCGTGGGACGCGTGTGTCCGGCATCAGTTTTCGACCTGAAGCCTCAACACTCTGACGCGCTTTGGAACGGCGGGCCGACCGGAGTATGGGGGGTGCGGGGCGCCTTCGATAAGTCCGCAGGCGATGTCAGTGGTCTGGTGATGCACTTGTGGGTCATCTCGGACTGACGGAGCGCCCCATGCCAAGCTGTCCCAAGACCTTTAGGCGTCGAGAAGTATTGAAACTCGGAGCAAGTACGCTTTGCTATTTCGCCTATTGGAAGGATGCGCACGCGGACCCTGAATTCCCGATAGAAACGTCACCGCAGGCCGACAACAAGAGTCCGGCCGCGACGCCGCAAAGCCCGGCGAACGAAACTTTTCCCGGACGACCTACCTCGGAAACGGCCGATCCGTCAGATGTCGGGAGCCCTGCAGTCGAGGATCAGATAGGTTCCGCTTTCCGCGCGCCTACCTGCGGCCTACAAAAGATTGATAGCGTATTGTTGCGGGCGACCGGAACACCTGCGAAGCCTCCGGATACTCTTTCAGTGCCGGCAACATCATATGCCGCTGACAATCCAAGTCGGAAGTTCCTGAGCGACGGCGAAAGTCCAATTGCTTCGGCCTGGCGGGCTAACGTGGGTGCTGAAAAGAAGTTTACTCGCGGACAGTTTCGAACGGACACCAACTACCAAATAGACCACGCGCTATCGAACGACACCGGTGCGACTCTTAATATTCTGGCCTCGGTCGAATGGGGTAAGCTTGGAAGCGCCACAGTTGAGAAAGCCATTGAACTCGTACAAAGCACTGTGGTCGATAAACTCGCGAGGCATGTTCTTCAACTGGCCGAAAGCCCGGCCACGAAAGCGGCATCCATCGCGATAGATTTGCTTACCCCAACTGTTTTACAAGAAGAACCGTGGACGTACGAAGACAGTCTTAGCCCTTCAGAAAGAATTGAATATCGGAGAGAATGGTTTGAGCAATTGTCGCACCCCGACTTTCCGAAGACTATGCCTGGGGGCGGCGCGACTATTCATGTACCGTACGGAGGACAGAATATATAATTAGTTAGGTCGCCTGCCTATCGCGGTTTGATGCCTTCTCCGCTCTGTGTCTTTCGTTCCATTCACCGCTCGATGCCGGATCATCACAGAGGAGTAGGGGATGACTGTGAGGTTCGGCGTGCCGTATACGTATTTTGGGAGGCGTGAGGCGCGGCGACAGCCCTCAATTCAGCTTTCAGGAAAGCCTCAATGAGTGGCAAACGGCCGGACTGGGCGCTTAGCCGCCCTTGGAGCGGCATGTACCCCATGTCAGCTTTCCTTCTATTGCGGAACTGCGGGTGAGGCTGTCGATGATTGCCTCGACTTCTGGACGCTACCCAGCGCTGGCCGTTTGGTCCGGCTGCTGTGGCATCGCCGCACCGGTCGCGGCAATCTCAACGGCCGCCATCTGTGCCGCGTCCTGCGCCGCCCCGCTGCGAGCCACCCGGCGCGGATCGGTGTCGAGCGACACGCCGGCATCGTCGAGCGCGGCGTTGGCTTCCTTGACCATCTCCACCGCCTGGCGGAAGTCGTAGCCGAACGACGCCACCGCCTCCGGCAGCGGCACAAAGCCCGCCCGCACCTGGGAGACCAGCGCCGCAGTATCCTTGGCCGGATCGATCATCTCGTGTGCCGGCGGCACATGCGAGACGCCATGGGGCATGTCGGCACCCCACAGCCCGGCCAGTGCGCCATGGGCGTGGAACCGCTCGGCGATCGGGCGCACCAGCATCGGGATCAGCATGCCGTACTGCACCTGCTCGCACAGCCGGCGGAACTCGATCTTGCCCGCCCGCAGGCTCGAGTAGTTCGCCGCGGTGAGATCGCCGGAGACCTGGTCATAGGTCAGGCCGGCACCCACCGCTGCCGCCTCCAGCGTGCGCCGGGCGAAGGCGGTATGGCTGCCGCCGCCGGAGGGGTTGACCACCTCCACCGAACCGGCGCCACGGTTGTAGAGGATGATGCCCGGCTCGAAGGCTTCCAGCGCCCGGCCCTGGGCATCGCGCAGCAGGCTGGTGCTGGCGCCGGTGACAGCGTCGTCGCTGTCGGTGGTCACCACCGCGGCCAGGCAGGCCTCGATCTTGGCCTTCATCAGCAGCGCCGCCTCGTAGTCGCCGAGATCGCGCAGCCGCAGCAGCACCGGGGCCAGCCAGGACACGTCCCGGAGTTGGCCTGGCCGGCGCTTGCGGTAGATATGCAGCACCTCGGCGGCGGGCACCGGTTCGCTCCGCACGCGCTGGCCCGGGCTGATCCAGGCGGCGCCGGGATGCTGGCGGAACAGCCAGTAGGCGGCGGGGGCGCCGGCATCGTCCAGCGCGATGCCCTGCACCACCGCCTGGCCATCGACCAGCCCGTTGCGGGTGGTGTCGAGATAGTCGCTCTCCAGCAGCTGCAGCCGCAGGCCGATCGGGTTGGCCGGCGTGATCTCGCCGGGCAGCAGCCGCACCAGGCATTCGCCGCTCTCGACCACGGCGCGCATCACCAGCGCTTGCAGGCCGTAGAGGTCGAGGCGGCGCTCGGCGTCGCAGGCGGTGCTCTCGGCCCAGCTTCGCCAGGCATCGGCATGCGGCCGGTCGGGCCAGCGGGTGGTGATGCCGGCGCCGACGGCGTTGCCGGCCCAGAGGTCGACGATGCGGGCGGCGTAGGGGTCGTTGCGCACTGCGTCGCGGGCACGCCGGGCGATGGGTGCGGCACCCATGCCGACCTCGGCGGTGGCCGAACTGCCGGATGGGTTCCACAGTGAGGTCCGCACGTCCTGTGCGGCGGCATAGGCGCGGTCGGCCTGCATGGCCGGTGCTGTCGCCGCCGGCACCGCCTGGCCGCGCGCCGCCTGCCAGACCCGCTGCAACAGGTTCATGTGCCGTCTCCGCGGGAGAAGCCCGCATAGGTGATGGCGGGCGGTGACGCGGCGCCGAGATCACGCCGCATCAGGTCGCGCAGCCGGATCATGTCGGCCAGGCTGCGGTATTCGACGGTGCGCCCCTCGAAGGTGACCCTAGTGGTGCCCTGGGCGATCGCCGTCTCGAGTGCGGCCAATTGCTGCGTGGTCCAGGCCATCGGCGTTGCCTACGCCCAGACCCGATAGGGCGTGGCCGGCGGCGGGGTGACCAGTGGCAGCAGCGCCAGCTGTGCGTCCGGCAGCGGCCCCTCGGTGCGCAGATTGGCATGGAAGCCCGGCACCGGCGCCATCTCCGGATAGGGCAGGCCGTCGGCGTCGGTCAGCATGACCCCGGTCGGCTGGTAGATCAGCCCGACCACATCCAGCGCGGCGCCGCCGGTCGGCAGCCTCGCCAGCGCGCCGGTGACATCCGGCTGCTCGGCGACCACGCCGGCCGCGAGCAACGCCGCCCACAGCGCCGCTTCATCGGTGGCACGCAGCAGGTAATCCCTCATGCGGACAGGCTCCTGAGCATCGTGTCGGGGATCCGGCTCGGATAGAGCACGAGGCGCTGGATCCAGCCATTGAGGTTGTTGAAGCCGAGATGGTCGGAGCCGAGATTGGCCTGGACCATGCCGGGCGGCATGGCGCCGGCGCTGTCCCGCGTCACCGTAGTGCCGTTCACCGCCGCCTGGGCATCGTCGCTGGCCAGCGCACCGGCCAGGTTGGTGACCGCCGCAGTCCGGGCCGGCATGCCGCCGGGCGACAGTGTCGGGGTTCCCGCCACCACCGCCTGGGCGAGGACCGTGCCGCTGTTGCAGCCGAAGGAGAGGCCGTTGCTGTAGCCGAGGTCGGAGACCCGCAGCACGAAGGAGTTGGCCGCCCCGAAGGACTGGAACCGGGTCACCACCGTGCAGGCGACCGGATTGTAGAGCGCGGCGAAGTCGGCGCCTGCGATCTTGGCGATGTCGGCCGCGCGGGTGGACGCGGCCAGGGTGCCGGCGGGCGGCAGGATCGGGCTGCTGGCGAAGGGGCCCTGTTCGAGTTGCGGAACCCCGATGCGCAGGGTGAAGTCCACCACCGCCCCGGTCGGGAAGGTGGTGGCGATCGTCGTGCCGACGAAGTTCGTGGTGTCGCCGGTCAGCATCCGGGTGTAGCTGCGCCGCTGCGTGGCCAGCGCCGCCGCGATCGGCGTAAAGCCGACGCCGGAGCCGACCACATAGACGCCGGTTGCGGTGTATTCGATCACGTTCAGCGCTGGGCCGGACGAGGCACCGGCCAATGACCCGCCCACCAGCGTGCAGAACATGCTGGCGGTCCAACTCTGCCCGATGCCGCCGGCGATGACGGTGGCGGGCTCGGGGAAGCAGGTGGCCGAGGCAGTGCCGGTGGCGGTGCCCCACCAGCGGATGTCGCAATAGGGAATACCACTCTCGGTGCCAACGGCGACGACCGCGCTCGACAGTCCAGCCGTGGCATAACGGCCCCAGTTGGTTGGCAGCACCCCGCCCGCGCCGATCGTGCCGACCGTCGCCCCCTCGGCGCGCGGGTTGCGGATCTGGTTGGTCCGCTGCTCCTCGGCCAGCAGGCCGCGCGGCAGCAGCGTGGCCGGATCGGTGTCGAAGCGGGGCGTGTCGATCGCAACGCTGCGCAGCGTGCCGGCGTTGTCGGTATAGCTGGCGGTGCTGGCGCGGGTGAAGGCAATGCGCGCATCCAGCGTGCCGGCGAGGAAGTCCAGCACCAGCGAGGGCTGCGCCATCCGGGTGGTGAGCAACGGGATCATGCGAATTGCCGGATGCCGCAGGTGATGAGGCGGGTGGCGGTCTGCGCCACTGGGGCGGCGGCGGTGCCGGAACGCAGCCGGACCCAGCGCCAGCCATGCACCAGGGCCGGCGGCAGCACCAGGCCGCGGCTGGCGGCGGCCGAGGACAGCACGATCTCGCCGGTCTCATTGTAGAGGTCGAGCCAGGCGGCCGGCGTCCCAGTGTCGTTGGAGCCCTGGAAGGTCAGCACCGCAGTGGTCCAGGCCGCCGGCAGGGCGAGCGAGACCAGCCAGTTGCGATCGAGCGCGATGGCATCGCTCAGCGACTGCGCCGCCGCGATGGTGGCGGTGAGTTCGACCCGGTTGGGGTTCATGGCGTGATCCTCTTGCTGGCCTGCCCGCCTGCCCGGCTGCTCACCGCAACCAGCCGCCGCGCGACCCCAGCCAGGCGCGGGGACGCAGGCTCTCACCGTTGGGGGTGGCAGCGCCCGGCGCGTCAGGCAGACCGGACGCTCGGGTGATCGTGTCTGTGGCGGCCCGGCCTCGGTTGGGTGTGACCGCACTGCCGGCCGGCGCCGAAGGCAGCGCCAACGGCGCGTCGTCGGCCTCGGTCCGCAGGCGCTGCCAGTAGCGGTCGCCGTAGCGATCGGCC